GTCGCTCCAGGAAAGCCCACGCCTACCCCGGCCAACTTGGGGGAAGTACTCCATGAGTTCGGTTCGTTCGTTTCGGCCGCGACTCCTGCCCACGACGGGCGGTACTGCCTGGAGGACGACCCGAAAGCGGTCGACCTGATGCTCCAGGAGGGCACAGACGTCCTAGCCGCCCTGGTAACGGAGCTGCTGGCGGTGTCGGCCGGAACAGGTCGTTCTGTGCCGCTGTTGTCGTTCCTGGTAGCCGCCACGCGCCAGCAGGTGGTCCGCCATGGCTGACAAGGCTCCCAAGACCTACGGGCGCCTGCCGGCGCCCGCGGACCCTGACAGCTTCGATCTGTACGAGCCCGCGCCCGAGGGCGAAACGCCCGATGAGCGCAAGCGCCGCCAGGCCAGGATCCGCAAGCGCAAGCAGCGGCTGGCCGAAGCCAAGGCAGCGCTGGAGAAGGGCGTGATTCCCGTCTCCTTCGACGCTTACCCCGGCACCGCCGAGGACGTAGCGACCATCTGTGATGCCGGCGAATTCGAGGAATTCCAGGAGGCGATCACCCTGATCCTGCGCAATGTTGCCGACATGGCCCGGCGTGACCGTCACGCTTTCGCGCAATTCGTTTCGATCCCGTCACGCAAGGAGGCCGACCAGTGAAAGACTGGCTCAAGGTATTCAAGGTCGCGCCTAGCGCGGTTTTCGTCGTCACCAATGAAAGCGCCCAGCCGGGCGGCCAGTTGCGCGTGCGCTTTGAGGCGCGTGTGTTCGGCGCCACGGCCGCCCATGACAAGCCGTTCGAGTCTGCGGCCGCTGCCGGGGCGTTCTTCGACCTGGTCGACAAGAACTTCGTCGAGCAGTGGTGGCGGGATCTGAACGAAAAGGTCGCGGAAGAGTTCGAGGGCTTCTGGCTGCGCGGTGTGCAGGTAGTCGAACCGAGGGGGCTGCGTCATGCCTGATGCGTGCGACCAGGTCACCGACATGCAGTTGGACGTCGCCGCGGCCTTCATGGACCGCCGCGCAATCTTGGCCACGGCTGTTCGCCATGTGGTGGCTGTCGCCGCCGACTGTCGGCGCTGTGGCCGCCCGATCGGCCTGGAGCGCCTGCAGGCGGTTCCTGATGCGTCGAAGTGCATGCCATGCCAGGCGGCCGAAGAGGTGCGCACATGGAGCTGCTGACGCTCAAGGGCGGGATCACCCGCCAAGCTGCGGATCCGGCGCCAGCAGGCCCGCGCTATGTGCTGGATACCAACGTTGTGCCGGCGGCGCCGCTGGCCCCGCGCCGAGGTCGCCGCCGAGTGCCGGAGGTCATCAGCCATGACCGCGCTGTGATGCGCGACCTGGTGCTGGGCGCTCTCCTGGCTCCCCAGTTCGTCCGTGATGAGGAGCCCCGCGAGGTCGGAGCCTACACGGCCGACAACACCCGCGATTCCTTCCCCAAGCGCCTCCTCGAGGAGCGAAGCGAAGTCCCAACCGAGGGCGGCGAGGCCGGGCGCCTTCCGCGTGAATACGTGGTCAGCCTGGCCCGAGGTACGACGAGAGTGATCGCCAGCGAGACGCGCAAGAAGAAAACCAGCTCTATCCCCCTAGGCCCTCTCGCTTTCCAGGATGCGCATGTCGTGCGCGCCCTGTCGAAGCTGGATAGCGGGCACCAGCACTGGTTGCGCTACGCCTACGGCGACTCCAAGGACTGGGCCGACGAGTCGGGATCTGTCGTGGCGCTGTGGGCACTGTTCGAGCCGAAGCTGGGCAAGGCGCAGGGCAAGACGCTGCAGAAGGCCAAGGGCCTGGCGCACCTGGCCGTCCAGGACATGAAGCTGTTCATGAACTGCCATCGTTCGAACTACGGCGCCGGGCGCCTGCAGCAGATCCTGGGCGTCACTGACGTCAACTGGCGGAAGCACTGGACGGGCCGGTGGGAGGCGTTGCGCTCCCTGGTGCTGGCCATGGATCAGGCCGCGCTCCAGGCGCTGCACCTGGAACTGGCCGACTACCCATACGTCCTGGTGGAGCGTGGCCTGTGATCGCCTGCACGCAATGCGGGGGCGCTCCTGAGCTGCGCAAGGACGAAGGGCGTGGCCTGGTCATGTATGCCTGTCCCGGCTGCCTGCATCACGGCGGTGCGACCTACAACGAGCGTGCGGCCGCGGCTGGCTGGGGCCTGGTCAATGACCCCGACCTGCCCTTGCACCAGTGCGCCAAGGCGACCGCGCCGCGGTTCTTCCAGCGCTCCGGGGCGTGGGGTGCTCGATGCGGCTGCGGCCTTGAGTCGGTTGGCTTCGCCACGATCGACGGCGCGCGGGCCGGGTGGGCGCGGGAGCTGCGCGAATGATCGCGCTGCGCATCGTTGCGTGTGCCGACCGTAGCTGGTGGTATCGCGACCTGGTCGGCAAGGTCGTGCCCCTGGTGCGGCATATTCCCGAGGGCTACCTGTCCCGGGAGCCGGCGGGTTACTCGAACGTGGTGAAGGGTCACGAGGCCGAAATCATTGAGGTTTCAGAAGATCAAAAGTTCTATTGATCTAATGTTCATAGGAACATAGGAACAAAGGATAAAAAGCGCTATTGACCAAAAGTCACGGTTATGGCCTAATAACTGCTCAAATGCGATACATGCAAACCAAAACCCGCCTAGTGCGGGTTTTTGCGTTTCTATCGCCGCGCTTTTTAGCGCACCTCTCTCTCAGTACGCCCTTCGTCGTGCTGCCTTGGCCTGCTCCTGGAGCGGGCCTTTTTTATTCCAGGACTCCCTCATGGATGCCAACAAGCTGCAGTCGCTAGCCGAACTGGGCGCCACTGAGGGCGCCAAAATGTTACCCCCCGCCGCCGCTTTCACGATCTACGGCGTCACGCTCCAGACCTGGGCGCTGGCGGTGCCGGTTATCTACTACCTGGCTCTCCTGCTCGACCTGGTCGGCCGGCGCTGGGTGGTCCCGCTGTTCAAGGCGATTCGTGATCGCAAAAAGACAGCCGGGGGTGCCGTCGATGTCGATCGTTAAGCGAATCATCGCCGCGGTTACGCTCTCGCTGGCTGCGGCTGGCTTCACCGTCAACGAGACGGGCCTGCCGGCGCCGGTCGAGCGTGCGGCCATCATGGCCGGCCTGATGATCCTGACCCCCGAAATGGAGGGCACGGTCTACACGGCCTACCCCGACACGGGCGGCGTCTGGACGATCTGCACAGGGCACACGAAGGACGTTCGCCGCGGCGATGTGGCCACGCCCGAGCAGTGTGCGGCCTACCTGCAGGGCGACTTGGGCGGCGCGGTGGACTTCGTGATGCAGCGCTTCCCCGAGGCCACGATCTGGCAAAAGATCGCCATGGCCGACTTCGTCTACAACGTCGGCGCGCCGGCTTTCCTCAAGTCCACGCTCTACCGGCTGGCCAAGGCCGGGCAGTGGCGCGCGGCGGCTGACCAGTTCGGACGCTGGGTCTACGTGGCCGGCCTCGACTGCCGAATCCCGGCGAGCAACTGCCGGGGCATCCCAATCCGGCGCGACCTGCAGCGCACTCTCTTCCTGGTGGGCCAATGAAACAAGTTCTGATCCGGTGGGCCGGCCTGGTGCTGGTGGCCGCCTTGTTCTTCGCGCTCGGTTACTACGAGCGTGGCGTCAGCGAGGACGGCAAGGCCAGCGCGGCCACTGCCAAGCAGCTGCGCGAAGCCTTCGACCAGGGCCAGGCCCTGGGCACCGTGCGCGACCAGGTCGTCACCGTCTACGTGGACCGCGACCGGGTGATCGAGGGCAAAACGAAAATCATCGTCCAGAAGGTGCCTGTCTATGTTTCCGAAGCTGCTGACCGCGCTTGTACTGTCAATGCTGGCTTTGTCCGGGTGCACGACGCCAGTGCAGCCGGTTTGCCAGCCCCTGATCCTGCCGGAGCTGCTGATGAAGCCGGCTCGGGAGTTGCGCTCTCTACCGTCGCCGCAACCGTCGCCGGCAACTACGGACTCTGCGAGCAAAACGCCAACCAGCTGACCCAGCTGCAGGCGCTGCTCAAGCAGTACCAGGAGCAAGCCGGGCAGAAATAGAGCCGGGTTGCGTTGAAAAGCACAGCCGGGCCGTTATACCAGCCAGGGCAATGACACGACGTCAGCAGGAGAAACCAATGATTCCAACCGAACAACAGGTCGAGCAGCGCATCGCCGTCCTGGGCCTGAGTGCCCCGCGTGTAACCCCGGCCATGATCGACGCCCTGGTCGAAAGCCTGACCTTCGACACGCACTACATTCCAGGCACGACCACGGTGGTGGCCACCTCGCTACTGCCCTCGGGCTTCACGGTGACCACGACCAAGTCGGCATCGGCCTCGCCCGACAACTTCAATCTCGCCCTGGGCATCGAGATCGCGATCGGCAAGTGCAAGGACGAATCGCGCCAGAAGCTGTGGGAACTCGAAGGCTATCGCTTGAAGCATGCGCTTCACGAGCAAAGCGAAAGCATCGCGGCTGACAGTCTGAGCACGATCCGCGCGAACCTTTCGCTGGCTGACAGCAAGTTGAATGGCGCGGGCGATCAACGGGCCGAGTGCGCCGGCGCGGTCAAGCCCTGCCCCTGCGACGCCTGATGCACCAAAAGGGGGCGCGATGGGCTTTTGGGTCCTCCCCAGCCCCCTCCCCCTTCACGGGTGATGAACTCGCGGGATTCGCGTGTGTTCCAGGTTCGTTTTCCAGTCCTTTCTTCCTACCTTGAGGCCCCCCGGGCTGCATCGCTCGGCTGACCCCGCAGCCAGCTGCGACGGGGCCTCAACCCTAAAACACGAGAACCCAAACGGCATTTGTTCAAAAGGACCAATGCGCTTTTGTGTTTTTGTTCCTTTGTTCTTTTGGTCCTTTCTTCTATGGGCAAGATCGTCAGCAAAAAAGAGTTCGCCGAGCTGATCGGCAAGTCGGAGCGCTGGGTAACGAAGCTCATCGAAGAGGACATGCCCGTCGCTGGTGGCGGTGGTCGTGGCGTGGCCGTCCAGATCGACAGCGAGGCGGCCATCAACTGGCTGATCGCCCGCGAGGTTCGCCGGGAAATGGGCGATGGCGACGACGACGAGGAGGGGCTTTCCTCCGCGTCCACCGAGGATCGCCTACTCAAGCGCGCCCGCCGCGAAAAGTTGCAGATCGAGATCGACCGCGAGCGCGGCCGGCTCATCCCTTGTGAGGCTGTCGCGCAGGTACTGACCAGCGTGGCGGCGGTGTATGCGACCCAACTGGATGCGCTCCCCAGTCGGTGCGCGTCCCAACTGGCGGTGATTGATGACCCTGCTCTCATCCGAGCGCGAGTTTTTGAGGAAACGCGGCGTATCCGAAAAGCTACTGCCGAGCGCCTCGAACTTCGAGCACAGGAGTTCTCTGCGGACGTTGATCAAATCGATCAGCTTGGCAGCGAAGATGGTGCAAGCCCCACCGCCGAGGACAGCTGACGAATGGGCGCGCGACAAGCGCATCATGCCACCGTCCTCGCCGATCCCTGGGCCGTTCAACCCTGATACGAACCCCTACATGCGGCCGGTGGCCTGGGCTTTTGCGCAGCCGTGCTTCTCCCGGGTTGTGTTCGTGATGGGCACACAGATGGGTAAGTCGGTGACGATGGAAAACATCATCGGCCACCGCCTGGACGAAGACCCGACGCCCTGCCTGTACGTGGCACCGACCAAACCGCTGATCGATAGCACGGTCGAGCCGAAGTTCATGGCCATGTTCCAGGAGTGCAAGTCGCTGTGGACGAAGTTCGCGACGACCAGCACCAAGATGGTCAAGTGGATCGGCGGCACCAAGTTCCGCTTTGCCTGGGCTGGTTCGCCGACTGAGCTGGCGGCCGACTCGGCCGGCCTGGTGATGGTCGACGAGGTTGACCGGATCGTGAACACGGGCGAGGGCGACACCACTGAGGTGATCGAGGCCCGCGGCGATGCCTATCCCGACTCGAAAATCGGCTACACCGCCACGCCAACCCACGGAAAAGTGGGGCGTCGGAAGAATGAGCGCACCGGCCTGTGGCACTGGGAAGTCGTCGAGACGAAGAAAGTCGCCTCGAAAATCTGGCAGTTGTGGCAGTCAGGCACCCGCCACGAGTGGGCGGTGCCGTGCCCCAGCTGCAGCGCCTACTTCATTCCGTGTTCGGAGCTGCTGTGGTGGCCAGGCAAGGGTGGCCAGGATGAATGCACCCCGGACGAGGCGTTCCACCATGCCCGGCTGTCGTGCCCTGGTTGCGGCGACCAGCTCGAGGACAAGTGGCGCCCTTGGATGAATGCCCGGGGCGTTGCAGTTCCACCAGGTTGTTCGGTGACCAAGGACGGCCAGATCGAAGGCACGGCCGAAACCGAGGGATTCACGACCTACTCGATCTGGATCTCGGGCCTGTGTTCCTTCGCGGTTAAGAAGTCCTACGGGTTCCTGGCGAAAAAGCTACTGGCGGCGCAGGTTTCTGGCGATCCAGCCAAGCTCCTGGCCGTTTACAACACTGGTTTCGGTGAGGTCTACGGCGAAGCCGGCGACGTGCCGACTTGGGAGGAGATCCGGGCTATGTGCTTTGGATACAAGCCGGGCGAGCTGCTCCTCGAGCCGGAGCGCATTTACCTGACGGTAGACGTACAGAAGGGCCGCCTGGTGTACGTGGTGCGGGCCTGGTTCAAGGGTATGGGCTCGATGCTCCTCGAGCATGGTGAGCTTTGGGGCGAGACGGACCAGGATGCGGTGTGGGGCGAGCTGAGCGAGTTGCTGGAGACGTCGGAATACGGCGAGCACGGCATCAGCATGGCAGGCATCGATATCGGTTACCGCGACGACCAGGTCTACGCCTTCATTAACGCGCACAAAGGGCGCGCCATCGCGCTGCGCGGTCGCGAAACGCTGCCGAAGCCATTCCGTCGTGAGCTTGTGGAGGAGAACAAGCAGGGCAAGACCCGCAAGCGCGGCGATGCTCGCTGGGCGTTCAACGCAACACTTGCCAAGCGCTGGGTTCACAGTCGCTTCGGTCGGCCGGATGGCCGCCCTGGTTGGTGGCTGCTGCACGCCCAGGTTACCGATGACTATTGCAAGCAGCTGGTTGGCGAGGAGTGGCACGAAGCCGACGGCAAGTTCCACCAGGTTGGCGAGAACCATTACCTGGACTGCGAGGCGATGCAGTACATCCTGGCGCTGCGCGACAAGCTGCACAAACGCAATGCCGGTGCACTTACGCGCGCCCAGCTGCAGCGAAAGGCCGGTCCCGAAGGCGACCAGGTCGACCAGCAGGGCGAAGCCGAGGCCGAACAAGCATCGGCGGCACCTGCGCCTCATGAAGAGCCAGAAGTCGAGGCCCCGCCCCAGCCTGCCCCGCGGGCTCGTCGTGAAGACGCGCCCAAGGCTAAGGCCCGGGCCGGTCGCTTCAAGGTGATTCGCAAATCTCGATAGGCCCCCAATGGAACCGACATCCCTACATGCCGGCGACTCCGTGTCGTGGGAGCGGTCTGCGCCTGCCTATCCGGCAAGCGTGGGCTGGTCCCTGCGGTACGTCTTCACCGGTCCAGCAAATCACCAGGTAGATGCGATTGGCGGCGAGCCATACCGCGTCGAGCTGTCGGCCGGCGCCACGGCGACCTGGGCGCCAGGGCTGTATCGCTGGGTTGTCCTGGCGATCAAGGGCGACGAGCGAAAAACGCTGGCCCAAGGGCGCATCGAGGTTTCGCCGAACCTCGAAACGGCCGAGCCGCTCGACGTTCGCAGTCACGCCGAGCGGATGCTCGACCTGATCGAAGCTGCGCTGGAAAAGCGCATCCCGAAGGACCAACAGAGCTACGAAATCGACGGCCTGCGCCTCGACCGAATTCCGGTGGAGCGCCTGAACGCGCTGCGTTTGCAGTACCGCCGAGAAATACAGCGAGCCCGTAACAGCCGCTGGCCGCTGGGTCGTCCGATCCGGCACGTACTGAGGTAGCCTCATGAATGCGCTGAAACGAACGCTGACCTGGCTTGGCGTAGGCGGAAAGCGATCTACGGAGCCCCCAAGCGAGCGCCGTGAGCCGACGGTACGCAGCACCAGGTCATTCAAAATGGCCGGCGGTGGTGGGTTGTCGTCGGCATGGGCGCGCCGCTCCAGCGGCACCGACGCCAACCAGGAGATTTTCGGCGATCACGAGACGCTAAGGCAGCGGGCGCGGGAGCAGTCGATCAACACGGCCACGCTCAAGCGCTTCTATCGGTTGCTGCGGCAAAACGTCGTTGGTCCCTATGGGATCCGGCTGCAATCAAAGGCCGTGCTGGCCGACGGGTTGCCTGATCGGGTCACGCGAAAGCTGATCGAGAAGGAATGGCGGAAGTTCTGCAAGAAAGGTCAGTTTGACGTCACCGGGCGTTACTCCTACGTGACGTTCATGTGGCTTTGGATCGAAACGCTGGCCCGGGACGGCGAGGTCATGGTGCGGATTGTCCGCAACTGGTCGAACCGCTGGGGCTTCGCCCTGCAGATCCTCGAGGCCGATCGCCTTGACCTGAAACTGAACACGCTGCTCGACAATGGCAACCGCATTCGAATGGGCGTGGAGCTGGACGACTGGGAGCGCCCGGTTGCCTATTGGCTGCTGAACGATCACCCCGGCGACGTAATTCGCCGAGCTGAGGAGCGATATGACCGCATTCTCGCCAGCGACCTGATCCACACCTTCGATCCATGGCGGCCGCACCAGTCGCGTGGGTTCACCTGGACGCACGCTTCCGCCCTGGACGTGCATCACCTGGAGGAGTTCCGCCAGGCCGCGCTGGTGAAAGCGCGAATATCGGCGTCGATCACTGGCCACTATGTTCAAGACGCCGAGTGGCTGGACCCGCCGGAGAACGAATCCGATGATCCGCCGCTCCAGGAGGAGATCGGGATAGGTGAAGGCAAGCTGCTTCCCTATGGCGTGGACTTCAAGCAGCTGGCCACGCAAGGCCCGGGCAGCGACTACGCGCCATTCGTGAAGGATCAAAACCGCAACGCTGCCGCCGGCCTCGGCCCGAGCTATCACCGGCTGGCTCACGACCTGGAGGGCGTCAGCTTCTCCAGCCTTCGCTCCGGCGAGCTGGACGAACGCGACTTTTACAAGTGCGTTCAAGAGTTCGCGATCTCCGAGCTGCTCGAGCGGCTTGGCCAGGAGTGGCTCGACGCCTCAATGCTCCGCGGCGTCATCAAGATCGCACCTCGCAACCTGGAGCGCTCCACCGAGCTGCTCTGGCAGGCCCGTGGCTGGGACTGGGTGGATCCGCAAAAGGACGCCAAGGCCGCTACGGAAAGTATCGGCAACCGCACGAAATCCCGCTCCGAGTACATCCGCGCCAACGGCGACGACCCCGACGAAGTGTTCGCCGAGATCGCAGCCGAGGAGGAGCTGCTCAAGAAGCTGGGGCTTGCGCCTATCAACAAACCGAACGAGGAGAAGCCGGATGCCCGATCCGACGAACCCGACGACGAATAGCGCCCCGCTTCCGGTTCTTCGGACGCTCCAGACCGACACGGTCGTGCGCGCTTTCTCCGTCGATACATCAACCATCAACGAAGAAAACCGCACCGTGGAGATCGCTGTTTCCAGCGAGTACCCGGTGCGCCAGTGGTTCGGCATGGAGGTGCTGGATCACAGCCCCGAAGCCATCGACATGACCCGTTTTCGCAACGGCGCGCCGTCGCTGGCCATGCACGACCGTTGGACGACCCGCGCTCTTGTGGGGGTCGTCGAGGAAGCCTGGCTCGATCCCGATCGCAGGCTCCGGGCGCGGATCCGCTTCTCCTCCAACAGCGAGGAAGCGGACCTGGTCTGGAAGGACGTGCGCGACCGCATCCGCCAGAACGTGTCGGTCGGCTACATCCCGCGGGAAATGGTCCTCGAGCGCTCCGAAGAGGGCCTCGATCACTACCGCGTCACCCGCTGGGAGCCGTTCGAGGTTTCCTGGGTTTCCGTGCCCGCTGACCCGACTGTCGGGGTAGGGCGCTCCATTTCTGGTTCCACGAATACCGTAATCATCCGAGGTCAAAAGATGCCTGATCCAACCAAGCCGGCGGAAAACGCCCAAACTTCTGTCGTTGACCTGACTGCCGAGCGCACCCGGGTCGCCGACATCCTCGCCTGGGGCGAGCGCTTCGGCCAGCGTGATCTGGCCAACGAAGCAATTGCCCAGGGCCACACCGTTGACCAGTTCAGCCGCTCGATTCTGGAGCGCCAGGCGCCGGGTGGTTCTGCGCCGAAGCCGCTGGGTTCTGCTGTTCCAAAGCAGGGCGAGCGCGACCTGCCGGGCTTCACCAAGGACGTGTCGGCCCGCTCGCTGGGCCTGAGCGACGCTGAAATCGGCGAATACTCGCTGATGCGTGCTATCGAAGCCGCGGCCAGCAAGGACTGGTCGAAAGCGGGCCTGGAGCGTCAAGTCAGCAACGCCCTGGGCGACGTGCTGAAAAAAGAGGCGCGCGGCTTCTACGTGCCTCACGACCTGCTGATGCGTGGCATGAGCAAGGGCGACCCGGCCAAGGGTGGTGCAATTGTCGCGACCGATCTGCGCATGGACCAGTTCGTCGACATCCTGCGCAACAAGACCGTGATGGCTTCCCTCGGCATGCGCATGCTGGGCGGTCTGGTCGGCGACTTGGACCTGCCGAAAAAAATCAGCGGTTCCAACTTCTACTGGTTGGGCGAAGGCCAGGACGTAACCCTGAGCGATTTCGACCTGACTACCCTGCCGATGTCGCCCAAGACCATCGCCGGCGGCATCCCGGTTACTCGCCGCCTGCGCAAGCAGTCGTCGCGCTCGATCGAGGCGTTGATCATCGACGATCTGATCGAGGGCCTGGGCGTTGCGATCGACTACGGCATTCTGCGCGGTCCTGGTACTGACAATCAGCTGCTCGGCCTCCTGAACCAGGGTGGCATCCCGGCGCTTGAGTTTGACGGCCCGGGTATTTCGTTCGGCAAGGCCGTCGACATGCGCACCAAGGTCGCCACCTTCAACGCGGCCCAGGGCGCGCTGGCCTACCTGACCAGCGTTAGCCAGGCGGGCATCGCCCAGCAAACCGAGAAGTTCGCCGGCACTACCGGCCGCACCGTATGGGAAGACGGCAAGGTTAACGGCTACCGCGCCGAGGACACCAACCAGATGCCTGACGATACCTGGCTGTTCGGTGACTTCTCGCAGGTGGTGCTGGGCATGTGGGGCGTGATGGACCTCAAGGTCGACGACGCCACCCTGTCGGCCAGCGATGGCCTGGTGCTGCGCGTGTTCCAGGACGTCGACGCGGTCGTGCGTAACAAGTCGTCCTTCTCCATCGCCAAGCGCAAGGCGGCGTAACAGAACCTGAATGCGGGCAGGTGCTGTGCTGGGGGCTTCGGCCCCCTTTTTATTCACTCAACGGATGGAATCATCATGTTGGAAGCGATTGTGTATGTGGTTCTGCTGACGGATCTGATGGTCCACGGCGACCTGATCCCTGACGGCACCACGCTGGCCGTCGAGCGCTCGATGCGCAACGACTGGACGGGATCCGGCGTTTGCCGTGATGCCACCGACGAAGAAATCCGCCTCTATGAAGAGGACAACGGCGCCTCCGGTGGAGGTGGGGCGCTCCTGGCGGGCGAGGTCGAGGCGTTGCGCGATGAGCATGACAGCCTCGGTGACCAGGTGACTGCGCTGCAGGGGGAGGTTGGCACCCTGGAGGAGCGCAAAGCCGAACTGGCGGGGGATCTCAAGGCGCTGGAAAGCGATATCGAGACGTTCGGCCAGCGCCGCGAGGATCTGCAGGGCGAAGTCGCCACCCTGGAGGGGAGCAAGAAGGCCCTCCAGGAGGAGATCGCCGCCCTGGAGAAGGCCAAGAAGGCCGCGACTAAATGATCGGCGATGACGACTTCGCGTCGTTCTTCGCCCCTGACGAGTTCGGCGTGCGGGTTCGACTGATCGAGCCTGGGCGGGATGCGCGCGACGTCGACGGCATGTTGGGCAAGCCCGAGACAACCGGCCGCGTCTACCGCGCCGGGGTTGATCCTGGTGCGGCCAAGACCAACAGCCGCCTGGATCGCAAGTTCCTGCAGCTGCCGCGCAGCGAAACGCCGGTGGACAAGGTCGGCACCAAGGTCGTCATCGATCGCGCCGAGTACGCGGTCACCGACATCGAGC